GCGAAAGAAGGTGGTCAGGCAGCCGATACGATCAACGGCACGAACCTGGTCAATATGCGTCAGCGAGCGTGGCGTTACGGCAATTCGATCTGGATCGCCAATCACGACACTTACCCTCAGCTGAATTCAGCTCACATCTCGCTGACGAACGACGACGTTCCTGTCTTCGTTCCCGGCAATGGAGTTGACGTTCCAGACACTCTGCTGGGTCGTCCGATTTTCTTCTCCGAGTATGCAAGTACCCTGGGAGACTTGGGCGACATCATGCTTTGTGACTGGTCGCAGTATCTGTGGGGAACGCTTGGAGGAGGCAGCATTCAGTCTGCTGAATCTATGCACGTTCGCTTCGTGAACCACGAGCGTACGTTCAAGTTCTATACCTACAACACCGGAGCACCTTGGTGGAAGTCTGCACTGACACCTAAGAACTCCAGCACCACTCTAAGCCCATTCGTCGTTTTGGCTGAACGAGCTTAACCCTCTAACTGACCCTTCGACATTCTGCCGGGGAGCAATCCCCGGCGCACTTTCTAGGAGAAACTGATTATGGCAGTTGCCACAGTAACAGATCAATCGTCAAGCATCATGGCGATTACACAATATGACCACGACCCAGACGGCACTTCAGCGGTTGATGTAGCTTGGGTCGACATGCGTGATTATGGACGCTTCATCGCATCGTTCTTCCGCACTGTCGGAACCTCCGCACTGACGTACAAGATCCTCGCCAACAGTGCGAGCGATGGCAGTGGGTCGGACGTGGAGATCAAATCCGGGTCAGCCGCACCAGATGCGGTCGGAGATTACGCATTCCTAGAATGCACAGCCGAAGAATTGCTGTCTGCTGGTTCCGACCTGCGATACGTCACACTCAACCTGACCTTTGCCACCGGCACTGATGAGGGGGTGGTGACTTATGTTCGCAGCATGCCACGGCATGCCACTTCAAGTTTGACCTCAGATAGCATCGCTTAATCATGCCAAGCAAAGCTACTTCGAACGTCCCGGTTAAGTTTCTCCTTAGCCGGGATGTTAGAGATCACAACGGTAAGGTCATTGAATCTTTCAAAGAGGGGGAGATATATACTCTTTCCCAGGATTCGGCAGACCGATGGGTAAGACGAGGGATTGCGGCGTATGCGCCAATCGACGATAAGCCTAGTAAGAACAGTTCCGCCATCCGTCGAACCGGTAGTCGCAAGCGATCTTAAGACCTGGCTCGGCTACGGTGGAACAGATCAGGACGCGGTGTTCGATTCGATGATCGTTGCAGCACGGGAGTGGACAGAAATGTACCTCAACCGGCAGTTGATCACGTCGACATGGCGATTGAACCTGATGTTCTTTGAATGGAACGTCATCGACCTCCCCAAACAACCGATTCAATCTATCACTTCAATAACGTACGTAGATACCGAGGGCACCAACCAAACTCTCAGTTCTTCGCTATACGACTTCAGTGCGGATAGCGGGAGGATTGCCCCGGTCTACAACGAATCTTGGCCCGATACACGGGACGAACTGGAACCAGCTTCCATAACGTACGTCGCCGGGTACGGAGACGAAGGTCACGATGTCCCTGAGCCTATCCGGCAAGCGATTCTCCTGATCGCATCCGGCTTGTGGATGGGGATGCAAGGATGCGGGTCCGGTTGTGACGGGAACGGTATCAACCTGGCTGCAAAAGCTATGCTCTACCCTTACAGGATCCTATCGGTATGAGAGGCAAAGCCCGAGCGTGTAAACCTTTCAACTGCTCCCTGACTATAGAGCAGCCGGTTACCGCTGTGTCCAGTGCAAACGACTACAACGAGATCGACCTTTATGACGATTCCAACTGGACAGAATACTGCGTAAGACCAGCGTACCGCAGGCCGATGAGTGGACGAGAAAAAGAAATTCATGGGCAAATCATCGGTATGCGTGATGAGGTTTTCGAGTTGTGGGGTGACAGTTTAACCCGCAAAATACTCGTAACATACAGGCTACAATACACAGACATCGACAACGTCACCCATACATTGCAAGTGTGGGACAAACAAGTCAGCGATGATTTCCGCTGGATTACATTGCGGGCAAGAGAGGATTCAACGGTGGCCTGATGAATACCTCTAAAGACGTAAAATCCGGATTCATACATACCCAAGGCATCGAAAAGGTCTCTAAGCTGATCGTGGACCTGTGGTCTTTCGACGGCAACCGGGCCATTAGAAAAGCTGCGGCAAGCTCTATCCGAAAAGGGTTTACGATCCTTCGTCAAGCGTATAGGGATGCTGCACCGAGAGGACCGCACAAACCTGCCAGCAGATATCCGAATCACTTCAAGATGAAGGATGCTCCCCGACAGAAAGTGCGGAGGCCACAGAAGCGAAGGAAGGCTGAGGCCAAAGTGGGATACAACGTCGGAGTCAGAATTAATGGCGGCAAGAAACGAGCTTACCACGCACACTGGCCTACGGTCGGCACGAAACCCAGGAGAGGACCAAGGGGAAGAATCCGCCCTTCAAACAAAATCCAGAACCAGATCACGCCTAAAATCAACGTCGCTATCCGTAAGATTCAGAGCGAGTTCGAAACCTGGGTAAGGAGTCTCTGATGGCGGCGACAGTCAAAAAAGAATTGCGGGATCGAATTGCATCTCTGTCTGATATTACGACAGCTTCTTACGCGGTGTACGTGGATCGTATTCCTGAAGGAGTAACGGACTACAAGACCGTGGTCCTATCGCGAAACGGAAGCAATCAAAATCCTACTCTGGCCGCCGACGACGACGAGCTAATTACTGAGCAATTTGAAGTACAAATTCGAGGCAAAACAAGCTATGATACGGAGGTGATCAGTGATGCGGTTATAGACGACCTTCAGACTTTACAGGGAGTCAATTTAGGATCGATCCGAAAGATTGGATCGGTCATGATTGATAACTTAGAAGACATGTTTGAGGCTGACGATTACGGTGGAGATGCAGGGAACGCCGTTATCATTGCATCCGTTACTATTATGCACGTCCCCCAGTAGGAGAACTAATCGTGGCAAAACTCATCGGCAAGGGTACGAACTTGCAACTCACTATTTCCTCAGTCCTGACGACAATCGCGCAGGTGACCGACTTCTCTGTCGGTGCTCAAGATCCTGAAGTGTTCGAAACCCGAACGCTTGACGGTGGCGTTGCCGTTGGCAAGCAGGCAACAGGCTACACTGCTCAGGGTGATATCACGGGAACTCTGTTCCTCGACACCAGCAACGCGACACATCAGTTCATCGCCAGCAACTCGCAAGCACCCGGAACGACTGTCGCCGGTAAGGTTGTCATGACTGATTCCGCAGAGCTGACTTTCACAGCTGCTGCTATCGGTATGGGCGACACCGCGATTTCGATGAGCGACGGTGTGAAGTCCGGGTTCACTGTCAAAACCGAAGGTCTCGTAACCTATCCAACTTCATAAGGTAATCCATGAAAGCTAGGACACTGGTCCCAACGGAAGTGCTTGACGCAATCGACCCCGAAGGAACTCCCATCTATCGGGTCGAGGCCGCCGGGTTCGTCGTCGACGATCCAGACTGTCACTGGTTGGTACGCAACGGAGTGGCTGAGCCTGCCGACGAGGAGTGTCAGCAGGCGTGCGCCAAATACTGGAACCCAACGTCCAAGGAGTACCTGCGTGCCAATTACGATCAGCTCTGCTGTGCCCACACAACGGGATCGTCTCTGTACGACAGTGAAACAGGCGACCCAGAAGCCCTGGAGCGCATGAAGAAGCGGCTGAAGTCGAAGCGGATTGCAGTGAACAGTGACGATCCACAGGACGTTATGAAGAAGCATCTTAAACTTGTCAAACAATTGAAGGTAGAGGCTAATGAGCGACTTAAGAGACAGAATCAAGTCAAAGTGCAACCGAAGGTACAAGACGGTCAAGATCCAGGGCGAAGAACTGACGATTCAGACGCTGTCAGTCACTGAAGCCGAGGACTACTTCCAGAACCCACTGGCCCATAGGCTGATTATGTGGGCAGTCGTGGACCCCGAAACGAAGAATCGCGTTTTCCTCGAAGATGATGAAGACGATCTGATGAACTTGGAAGCGGGGTTAGCTTTGCCTTTACGCCTCGAGATCCAGCGGTTCAACGGGTTTGTTTCTTACGAGGACGAAGAGGGAAACTAGACGTCGACCCTCTCGAGGACTGGTGGATTAGCCTCGCCCTAAGAATCGGGAGGGTCGACTTTAGGTCGCTTAAAAGTGAAATGAGCTACGAAGACTTTCAGAAGATATTTGACTTCACTATGAGAGAAAACGGGGTTGAAGTCCCAAGAGAGGCAACTGCGGAAGACATTTTCTTTTCTGCTACCGGCGAAGCCGAAATTTTCACAGGTGAATTCTAATGGTATCCGGCTACGGAATTGCGTTAACATTTGGCCTCGTAGATAACTTCTCTGATAAGTTAAAGAAGGCGAACGCAGCGGTTGCACAAACGGGGAAATCCGTTAGCAGAGCGAATAAGGATATGCGCCAATTCCAGCAAAACCTGGTTTTTGCTGCTGAAGATGCAATGGCGGTCTACGGCACAACTGGTTTGTCCGGTGTTCTTCGTGCCACATCCAACAACATCACAATGATGGCAATGGCTCTGGCTCCAGGATCAGCGTTAGCGTCCGGCTTGACTGTTGCTGCTATGGGTGTCGGACAACTCGCGTTGGCATGGTGGACGGCGGGTGAGGAAGCACGCAAAGCCGAGGCCAAACAAAAGAAAGCCGCTGCCGCCGCACGCCCCACTGATCTGCTCAAGGATCAACTGGCTGCGATCAAAGAAGAAGGTGAGTTTCGTTATTCGCTGAGAGAAAAGGACAAAAAGCAGATTCAGGAAATCCTTGACGCTGAGAAAAATAACCTGGCGATCAATCAAGAGCAGCGGGCAGTCGCTGACCAAAGCCAGAAGCAAGCCCGTGAACAACTTGAAATGCGGCGCAAAGCCGAGGAAGAGCTGGCCGTCGCGCAGACCGGTGGATGGAGGGACATGTCGGCAGCGGACATGGACCGTTTGCAAAAGGCACGCGAACGCGAAGCTATCAACCGCAGCATCCTAGCGGGGACGGAATCAGAGGAAGTCCTCAAAGAA